TTGCGTGCATGTCACTTGACGATATTACTCGCATGGTGGGCCTCACTTCCTCGACCTTTGCGGCGAACACCTGCATATCGGGGTTGTAGTAGGTGAAGCCGCCCCATTCCTGCTTGATGATTTCGGTGGAGAGCAGTTTATGCACCAACTCATCGGGTTTGCGCTCAATGCGCCACAGCTCGCCAGCACCTTTTCGCATCCAGTTGCCGATAAGCCCCTTGACCTTCCAACTGGTCTGCCATTCAAACATGAAGGCGTAACAACTCAGTTGCCAGGAGAGGTACTCTTTCAACCCCTCTGCACCACCGGGATAGTAGTCGAGGTTGTTTGTCTTGTGGTCGACAAGGTAGATGCCACCTTCCTTATCGCACCAAATGCAGTCAATCTGTGAGGCGAAGTTGCCGTAACTCACGGTGAACTCGCTCGCAATGGTCTTGCAGGCACGAGGCTTCGCTTTGCGGTAGTAGGCGAGTTCCGCGCTCACGTCCTGAGCGGGCAATATGCCGGCAGTGGGATGCTCCTTCTCGGGGAACTGGGTCAACTCAATGCCCAACTCGTCCCATGCCTGGATCGCCTTGTGGACACAGGTGCCGTAGTAGCCCGCTTTGGGTATCTGCACCTTCTTGACGAAATCACTTGCGTCGGGATAGACACCGAGCAGCAGCACTGCGTGGATTAACCCTGTGATGCCCGAAAGTTCGGCATCGCCACGGAGGTAGCGGTGAGTCTCCTCGTTGAACACTACCTCCGACTGCGTTAAGTCAGCTCTTGTAATCATCTGCGTAGATTATTGAGGTTTGGGGTAAACTTTGCCCATCTCGATGAGGGCGTTCATGAACGCGGAACCCTGCTCGGTGGGAACGACCTTGCTCCATGTGCGCCAGCACGCCTCAAGGCCCTCTCGGCTCTTGACGGCCTTGATTTCGGCGACGGCTTGGTCAATCTTGGCTTGCAGCTCGTTCTTGGCTTGCTTGGCCTCCTCCTCGGGCAGGTCTTCACCGGCGTAGATGTAGAGGCCGAGACCGTGACGCGCACACGCTTTGGTGAGGCTGCGCTGGATGGCCTTGTTCACGTCGAAACTGGTCAACTTCTCCAACAGGATTGAGTTGTTGCGGTTGTCCATGACGGGCAGGTACTCGATGTGCTCGATGCCGTCAATGGTGACACCTGTCTTCACCCATGCGGTGCGGCCGTCATGGTGATAGAACAGGCCGTCCTTGTTCTCGTAGATGGTGTAGAACGCCTCGGGGTAGGCCTTCTTGACCTCAGCCCAGGCCCATGCCCAGGACAGGTAACTCAGTTTGACACGCCCGGTGTCCTTGACTTCAACGTGGTCTTGCACATTGATTTGGTTGAGTGTCTCGAAGACACTCTTCTTTACTTTGGTTTCTGCCATAGTAGATGAAATTAAAAATGTTTGACTTATAGTTATTTGTAATTTTGAATTACACTGTAAAGGTAGCGTTTTTTGACAATAGACGCAAACAGATTGAACTCTATTTTTCGTCAACCAACGCTATTTAACGTAGTTGTCAAGGTTTGTCAAGGCAGTTGGAAAAAGAGTGCCGCAGCCGTCACGGAAACGGCACTCATCAACTAATTAACCTTTCTATTACCATAAACATGAAAACCTTAAAAACTAATACCATGAAGTAGATTGCGGCTCACCCCGGCGCGAACCGGGCAGGGACGGAAAGTTTGCGGTCTGAGGCGGAACGCTTCACAGCGGCAAGCCCCTTGTGATTGATTGAGATGACTTAACTCACGTCCCCGGCTCTCATGAGCGAGAGCCGTGCATTCAGTTCTGCTCGTCCTCTTTCCACTCGTCGAGGGCTTTCGCTACCACCTTGAACACCCAAAGGATGCTCACGCAGTAAACTGCCCAAAGGAAGTAGGTTGACAACGGAGCGTCGTCCGTGGGGACGAAGCAGATAGTCCAAAAGAGGATACCCATGATGATGTAAATGAATGTTCTCATTCTTTGATGAATTAAATGTTTGACTTGTGTGACTATTTTACAGGTCTGCAATGCTGCAAGACCTGGGCGAGATTGTATCGCCATTTTCCGTTTTGTGCGTTCACCTTGTCGGCGCACTCGATAGCACCCGACAGGTGAAGCCGCTCAAGTGTACGCTTGCCGCCGACTATCGCCTCGGCCTTGCGCTTGCCTATCGTCATCGTTGAGGTCACTGCGAGAATGTTCCCGAGCAGCCTGTTCTCGATTGCTTGCCGTTCCATCACGCTGTCCTCGTTACGATGATTACTCCTTTGTCGTTGTCAATGTTCGTTGACCAACGGCAACCTGCCTGCCTCTCTTTTAGCAGGTCGCGGTACGGAACCACGCACCTGATGTATGAGGCCTTGTCTATGGGAAACTCGATTTCTTCCCCTATGCTCATCGCTCGGATAGTCCCGACGATGTTGTCATGTGCAATAGTTGTATTCTCCATTTCGTTTGCGGATTGATGATTGATTGGAGGCGGCGACAGGAGTCGAACCTGCGAAGCGGTAAAAGAACCACCGTGGCCACATGGTCGTGACCACCACCTTAACCTCTTGGTTGTACGCCGCCATGTGGGGTGATTTGTGGCGGCACTCACCCCTGCGTGCCGTGAGAATGTTACAGCCACATATATTGTTGAGCTTTGGTCGGCTCGTCGTTGTCTGCATTGTTAGTGAAACATAGTCGGACGGTCACATACAGGCCGCCGTCCGCCGGCACCCGAGTTGGCTGCTCGGGAATTTCGCTCGCACGACTTCTCACAGGCTCGGGGTTGTCTCCTTATTGCCGTTCGGCTCCCCGTGGCTCGGCATCACTGTGGCGCACGGCTCATCGCGCTGGTGGTACTATCATGCTCGCTCATCGCTTGACTTGCCGACGTGCAGTCATCGGCAGTATCATGCGGAAATTACCAAAATATCAAGGAACTCTGCTGCTACCCTTGCGGGTCTTGCTTTGGTCCGCCGGTTGGATTTGCACCAACGTCCTCCGTGGGGCATCACGGCGCTCTCCTCACTGAGCTACGGCGGAAAGGTGTGGCTTAAATGCCCGCAATCTTCTTGATGAAGTCGCGTCCGGTCATGTACTCGCTTGGATCGACAACCTCAAGGGCTGCGCAGACGGTCTTTAACTTGTCCTCGGCCTCTCTCCAGTAGCGCGAGACGCGGTCGTATCCCGCCTTCGACTCTGCCAGCTTCTTCTCGACGGCATCACGCTCGGCGATGAGTTTGGCATTACTCTCACGAAGCTCGTTCAGCTCGTTGCTGGTGTTGGCCTCGTTGTTCTCGTTCTCGCTCGTCATGTCGATGACTTTTTTGTTCTCGTTGCTCATAGTTGCAAATCTTTTTTAAGTTTTTGATTGAAAATAGTTTGCGGTATCAAAATTTTGTCGTAATTTTGTGCCGTGATTGATTGATAGTGCAAAGGTATAACCATTTGGCGAAATATCAAAACCGATTGGCTATAATTAGGCACAATTTAAGATTTTTTAATATATGAGTCCATTATGGGCGGATTAAAGTTTGCGGATATGATACAAGAAAGAGTTAAGGCGATTATCGCTTACAGCGGTCTCAACGACTCGGCTTTTGCCAAAAAAGTCGGCATTCAGCAGATGACCCTTTGGAGACAAATAAACGGCGAGCGCAAAGTGAGTTTAGAAACAGTCATGGCTATTGCCGAAGTGTTCCCCGAAATTGATGCTAATTGGCTATTGCGTGGCAGCGGCAGTATGCTTGCTGACAACAGCGCACAGGAGAAGCGTCTTGACAATCTCATCGACGTTATCTCCATGCAGCAGGAAACCATCAAGAACCTCCAAGAAAAAATCAAACAACTCCAAAACTCATAAATCATGAACAAGGTATTAGCATTTATCCTGATGCTTTTGGCGCTGGCATGTACAAACAGCCAGGAGCAAGAGCAGGCAGAAACACCGGGGACACCTCTAACGCAGTACATGGACTCATTGAAGTCGGCATATCCGAATTATGCCAGCAATGTCGCAGTCGCAAAAATCATTTGTGAGGATTTTGAAAAACGGCTCGTTAAAATCCCGGGCATCCTCGAAGACACGCCTTTTAAGATCGTGGGGATAGCGGAAGCAGGTGGAAGCATCTCTATAATGTTATCAAGCGACACAGATATTAATTGCGGAAGCCTCAAGGTGTGGTGTGACAACTTTGACAAGGGGCAAGCAGCACAACTCGACAAGAGCAAGTCATACAATATCACAGGCGGCACATTAGACCATTGCGAACACCCTTCTGGCATTTCACACGAATGGCTCGACCTCGGATCTGTCTATATCAACAATCTCGAGTTGTCGCCAGCTGATTGAACAATTATTGCCGGATTATTGTCGGGGAAGTTTTCGCAATAACCTCGCCTCGGCAATATTCGGCACGCTACCAGCAAGTTACACGGCTACCCCTTGCACATTACGCAAAATTACAATAAGTAGAGTGATAAATATCGACTTATTTGCCTAAATACTTGTAAGTAGCGAACTTTTAGCGACTTAATCAGTAGATTAAATGGGAAACAACTCCAAATTTGGGGCTGAACTGATTGCCCAAAAATTGCCGATTTTGCGTTTTTGTTTCCCGATAATTGTCGAAAAATTGTCGAAAAATTATGGCTACACTTTCATTGACAGTAGTGCCCGGCAAGGCACTCAAAGACGGAAAACACAAAGTCCGTATCGCGGTGGCTCACCGCTCACAGACCCGCTACATCCTCACCGATGTCATAATCAACTCCACCAAAGAGTGGAAAAACGGCAAGATCGTCAAGCGTGACGATGCTACCTATCTCAACACGAAGCTGCTCAAGCGTATGCAGGAGGTGCAGCGCATCATCGACGAGACTCCCTACACCGAGGGAATGACTTGCGCCGAGCTGGTTGCCACAATCCTGCACACGCGGGCCAAGAAGACGCACACGCTGCGGTCGGCTTTCGAGGAGATGCTGGAGGTGTCAACAGCAAATGACACCTCCAAAGAACGCTACCGAGCCCGGTTCAAGTCCATCACGTCAGTTATCCCAGAAACAACGTTCATGTCACATCTCACTCCGCTCATGGTCCAACGATTCATGAAGAAACGCGGTGCCGAGATAGCCCCCATCACTCTGCAGACGCAGGTGACACTGCTCTCGCAGATTGTCAAGTTCAGCCAAATGAACGGTTACACCGATTTCCGCATACCGCCGACACAGGGCTGCTACCAGCGAGTGGTCGCCGTGCGGCAGAACTGGCTTACACCCGACCAGGTGCGTTTCATTCGCGACAACAAGACGAACCGCAGAGGATATAACAAGTTCCGTGACCTGTTCATGCTGTCCTACTACCTCGGCGGCATCAACCTCATAGACCTTGCTCACATCAACTTCAACGTGTGTGCAGATACGCTGCACTACGTCCGCACGAAGACAGAACGAAAGACAAAGGTCAATCCTTATGTAGAGTTTGAGATACCATCAGAGGCGAAGCCCATTATCGACAAGTACAAGGGGGAGGACGGCAAGTTGAAGATGTATAAGGCGGCAGACATACACCAGTGCCACTCAATGGCCCGCACGGTGCGTTCCTATCGTGATGACTATGGACTGCCGGGGCTCACGTTCTACTCGGCTCGCAAGTCTTTTGCACAGCACGCCTTTAAACTGGGCGAGAGTGAGAGTGTGATTGACTATGTTCTTGGTCACTCACTGGGCGGTGGAAACAACAAGATGCTGTTTGCCTACATCAAGGTCACGCCTGAAATGGCTACCGCATGCGTGAGAAAAGTGTGCGACTTTATCGCCTCAACGAGAAATTTTTAGTACCTTTGCAGCGCATTTGGTTCATCTGCAAAGGTGAATTAAAATGTTTGACTTGTGTGACACCTGGCCGTGATGGTTCGGTGTCACTATTTTTTTTACAAGTTGCCGGCTATATGTTACCTTTTTACGAAAAAAGTAACACAAGGGCGAACCTTATGTTACTTTCTCGGTAATATTAGGCGTAACGCAAGAATACCTTAGTGCTGTTGAAAATGCGTTGCGCCCCTGCTTTTGCCCGGCAGGGGCTTTTTATAAGCCGCTGAAGTCAATCTTCAGCCCCAGTGCCTTGCAAATCTTGTTTAGGATGTCGATGCTAACGTTGTACTTGCCATTCTCTATTTTAGTGATGTTCTGGTACGACACGCCGCAGATCTCGGCGAGGTCGCGCACCGACAGTCCCTGCGTCTTCCTCGCCGTTGCGATGAGCGAGCCGATGCGTACGCGGTTGGCATACCGCGACCGCTCGTCCCTGTCGTCCAGCAGGTCGGCATGGTAGAGTTTGAGCCAATCACCGAGTTCACGCACGGCGGTGGCGGCATCCAGCGGTGTCATACCCTCAGGCGGCAGATATTCCACACTGTCGGGATAGACACCCACCATGAACTCAAATACCATGCCCGTCATGCAGTCAGAGGCAATAATCCAGCCTTCGCGCTCCGACGGCGTGAGGACGAACCGTTTCGGGTCATCGGGCACATCCTCACGTCTGCCGATGTAAGTAATGTCAACGTTCTTCACGTCGTCATGCGATGCGATAAATTCGACCGCCTGCTCGTTTGTCATTATGCGCTGGAGCGCATCACTCTGGTTCCATGCGGCGACTTTGGAATCTATTTTGTCGCCATCGTTAAATGTGATGATAACTTTATACTGGTTCATATCTCTGCTTTTGAAAATTCCCTATTGCTAAATAACTCGGCAAGGCCCGAGAGTTGTTTGAAGCGCAACAACTCATCAGCGTCCATACCTATCTCTTTCATGATCCAGGCGTCGCTCATACCTGCTTTCTTCAACTCGCTGACAATATTCATCATCAACTCTATCGAATGGCTGCCTCGGGCGCGATTGTGCCGTATGGTGCTGGCCATGCGATTGCTCTTATCCTTGTCTATGATACTGCACGGAAGCTTCCCGCCCTCTCGCTCGTAGATGTCGCGATGCAGCAACATGGTGGTGTAGCGATGATAGCCGTCAACTATCTCATATTTGCCATTGCCAAGCGGATAAACCACAATCGGCATGGTGTAACCATCCTCCTTGATACTCTCATATAGCAACTTCATCTCGGGAGGTGCCACATGGTTTGGATTGTAGCTGTTCGCCTGAATATTCTCAATGGGGATGGCCACAATATTGTAAACTGGTGATTTCATAAGTCCTTATATTTTTCTTGAATAGCCTTTCTTCTTCTCATCTCGTCTTTGGTCAGTGAGAAACCCATGTACTTGCAAAGGTGGTCGTTCTTGATAATGCAGATACACATCCGCTTATAGGTTGGTATCTCCTTGAACTCCTTGATGTCGATGTCGTCCAGGTAGTCCATCCTCACGGGTTTCTTGCTGGTCTTGTAGTTGGTGCTCTCGCCAACCGTTATATCCACTCCGGCGGCTCTCAACTCGGCGATTGTCTCCTCGGAGAGGCATCCGCCGCGCTCACGCCAAAACTTGATACTCACGCCGAGTTTGTAGAGATAGTTGTTCCTCGTTTCCTCTGGCAGTGTACCAAGCAGGAAGTACATATACTGCTTCCATGTGAAGTGCGGCGGCTTGGTTATCTTCTTCCAGCCCATAGCCGTGGTCCCTCCATACAAGCCGGTGAAGTTAACCCCGTTGACCCTGCCAACAAGCAGCCCCCATGTGTCGGGCTCCAGCACCTTGTACAGCTTTAGCGCATCCTGTGCGCAGTCGTTGAATGGGGACGCGACACGCATCTTAGCCAACGGAACACCGGCAAGATACATGAGGTCGTACACTTTGTTGTAGTCGTAACCGAAACGTGCATTGGCTGTCCATACATCCTCAACAGTCCAGTCAAACAATGGGTACGCGTTGACGAGGTTGTCGGTGATGACGGTTGTGTAACGCATACCCTTATATTCGTTGACCGCCATTCGCCTGTTCATTGTGCGCCATCGGTTCAAAGACTCCTGCGTGCGTATGCCGACCAGGAAACACACTTTCTTGCCGGGATAGACAGCCTTGCCAAACTTAATGTTGAAGTCGTAGTCGCTAATCTCGTAGTCAAAGTTCCACGGGAAGTTGTTCTCGTTGATGACGTGCTTTGTCGGCATCGGCCGGCACCATATTGATTTCTCGCTCATCTTCCATGGCTGCCAGTACGCCTGAAACATGGACGTTGAGCACTGGGCCTTGATGGGTAGGCACACGCGGAAGCCCTCCACCTCGGCAGGCAACGCGTCAAATACCCTGTCAACATATTCGGTGGTCTTGGTGTACTGAGCCTCATAGTCCATGTGGTAAACTGCAAGTCTGCCGAGGTTGCCCGTGCGTCTGGCATAGTCCATCGTGATCGAGAGCAATACACCGCTATCCTTGCCGCCGCTGAACGACACCACCACCTTGTCGAACTCGCTGAAAACGAAATCCAGCCGTTGTATCAATGCGTCATATACGTTCATAGGTCTTGCTGCAGTTGTTCTTTGGTTGCTTTCTTGAAATACTCGCTCATCGACACTTTCTTGTCGATGTTGCGGTCTATGAGTCGCTCAAGCCCCACATCGCCAGTGAGGTCGAAGTAGAGGCAGTCGCGCTCCTGACCGGTGCGGAACGTGCGCCGTGTTGACTGGGTGCGCAGCGCGTAGTCCCACACCTTGTCGAAATAGATGGTCACGTTGTACTCTTGCAGGTTCAAGCCGAGGCTGTCTTTTTGGTATGACAACACCAGGCACTCGGGAAACAGTCGCTCACACAGCTCACGGCTGTCAATGAACTTACAGAAGATGATCGTCCGCTTGGGGTCTACATCATCCTCGGCAAGGATACGCCGAACCTCCCTCACCTTGTCGGGCGTGCAGCAGTAGGTGTGCTGCATCTTCTGCGTCATTTCAAGGAAGATGTTGTTGTTGCGCCACTCCAGCATCTCGTCATCAAGGAACTTCTCTTTGATGCGCTGATACTCGATGTAACTCTCCTCGTCGATGCAGTAGAGGTAACCTCTGTAGTGCTGTGTGATGTTCAACTTGAGGTCTGCCTTGAACACATAGTGCCTAATGAGTGAGTAGAGGTAATCCACGTTCTCGTAACCCGTGATGAACTCTTTGGTGTAGGTTCTCCAGCCGTTCGTCTTCGTGACCCTCGTCCACTCGCAAAACGTGTTCTTGAACTGGGCGAGGCTCATGTTGAGGATGAGCGGCGACAGGAACTCCATCTGCGACCACAAGTCAAGCAGGTTGCGGCTCAAAGGTGTGCCGTTGAGGATTAACTTGTACTCCACTCGCTTGCCTATTTCAAGTAGCCGCTTGGTGCGCTTTGCCTCTGCGTTCTTTATCTTCAGCGACTCGTCCACCACAACGAATGGGCAGGCGTGCCGCTCGAGCTCGTTGACGGCCTCCAAGTAGATGCGGTCACTGCCGCTGATGCTTTCCACACCGACATACTTGACCGGCATCTTGAACCCGCCCTGGTTGGCCACCTCGGCAGGAACGTGACCTTGCCGAATGGTCTGCAATGGGCCTACCCACAGCACGAAGTCGCATGGCGATGCGTTAACGATGTCCACCGCCACTTTTGTCTTGCCTGTGCCGGCCTCCATGAACAAAGCGCCGACCTTCCAGTCAGCAAGGTGGCGCTTTGCGTCTGTCTGGTGTTGCAGGTCAAGCATCACGCAGCTCGTCAATCTCGTTACTTTCAACAGGGGCGACCCTGTCGGGAGTGTGATGTGTCACGCTCTCAACAAACATTGGCAGCTCGGCTTTCTGATGGTAGTAACCGAGCCAAAAGCGACCACCATCGTTATTATCTAGTACCTTCTCGGGCCAGCCGTTAGCGTTGACCTTCGAGATAATCTCCATGCGAATGTCGGCAAAGTTTGCCTTGTTTCGGTCGTAGCGCGTCAGCAGAGCGGTGTTCTGCCGGATATTGTCCAGCTGCGCAGCGCGCAGCTGCTCATTGTTACTTCTCTCCACTACCGCAACGTAGCGACCGAGTAGGTAGTACTGGTTGGTGTTTGTTTTGTCTAATGCCATAGTTATTTTTTTAGTTGGTTGATTTCGTTGTTTTCTTTCGCTTCAACTTTCTCGGGGTGATGTCTCTCAATCGTGTAGTCGGGCAGCCGGTTGCCATTCTCGTCGAACCAGGCCTCCTTCTTGTCGCTCCACTGGATGCTCTTCTTCGGCAGGATCCACGCAGCAATCCAGTATGCCCCGCACTTCTGCACCTCATA